GTCATATGTGCAAAAGCTGTGGTGTTCCTTATTTACATGAACACCGTGGTCCTGATGCGGGCAAATTAATCGCAATGCATACACACAAAGTTGGAAATCAAATATTGCGTTTCACTTGTCCTTATATAGGTTGTAAAGATTACAACCACCTTGACTGCACTGATAACTGTAAGTTGCCAAGTCATAATGATGCCCGTAATATGCATTTTGCTGCTGCAAAACAGCTATTGTTTATAAAATCATACCGTATTAATCCTGAAAATTTGGATGTACTAGCCAAATTCATTGAGAAGGCAAAGGAACAGGGTATTGATGTTGAGCAGTTTCAACGCCCTGCTGATGATTTATTTGTGAATAAATCTAAGAAAGATTCTAAAAAAGAATCTAAGAAAGAATCTGTGAAAGAATCTAAGAAAGAATCTATTGTTGATAAAACAAAAAAAGAATCCAAAGCTGCCAATGATTCTCTTGATGAACTTGCTGATAAGTTAAATTACTCTGATGAGATGTCAGATAAAGATAAAGATGAAGAACCACGCCCACATACAAACACGATGACAAAATGTGGGAAGGTATTTTATGGTTCTGGTAATTTTGCCGTTAAGGATACTAAAGAGAACCCTGTTGTTTATATACCTATTAAGGATAGCAATGTTCGCGTTGCACAAATTGTTACAAAAAACAAGGCTGTTAGTTTATCTTTTCGAACTGGTGAGGCTGAGGTTGTTTTCAAAGCAGCCGATATTGCCCAACTTACAGCCAATGCCATTTCAGCCAATCTTTCATCGCTAGATATTTTGAAAAAATTAACTTCCAAAGTTACTGTTTTATCTGGTGGTACGTTTTCGCCTGAAGAAATATCGGCTGTTTCAACTTACATATGGAATAATGCTATTAAGATCCGCACTTTAACTGTGCTACAGGCAAAGTCAGATAAGGCTCGGCTTTATGATTCCTTAGTTAAAAATGATGCTGAACCTTTTAGCAATGATTTTATGATTAATTGGAAAAGAAATGGCTTTTTTTTCTGCTCTTACTAGTAAGGTACAATCATGGGTTCCAGGTTGTTGTTGGTGCTTTAAACAACGATCTTATGATGATTTAACTTCGGTTGCCATTGAGGATATACATGCAACCACTAAAATCCCCTTTGCAGGGGAATGAATCGCACAAAAGTTGCAGCCTGGGCACCGTTATGAAGGTGTTACGTATAAACAATGTTTACCTAAGGCTGCTTTTAAGGAATTTGGGTGCATCTTGGATGAAAACCATCGTTACCACCTTAAAATTCCTCGTTATATACACTATGATTATTTTAAAAATCATTTAGTGTGCGCTAAACAGCAACATGTTCGTAAAATTGCTGCTGTACAAATTTTGCCTTTGTTGAAAAATGTACCAAAGGTTATTTTTTATGAAAATTGTAAGGCTGTTATGCTTAATGCTGCAAGAAGACATGCTACAGCCGTTTGTGGTCCTAGCCCTTTATTTATGACTAATTTATGGAAATTTTTTAATGATACAATCTTACCTGAATGGATGGACATACTGTGCGATTTCAAATACAGTGAATCCGTTTGGAAAAATCATTTAACTCGCAAACAACAACGCCTAATCGAAAAGGTTGAACTTTCATTTGATGATTTGAGTAAGCGATTTGTCAATAATTTTCCAAAAGGTGAGAAACAATTGACCACATTTTTAGATACCAATTTTTATGTTAAAAATGATAAATGTGCCTATCCGAAAACTAGGGCAATTTCCGCTTTGAATGAACATCATAAAAAAGTTCTGGGGCCAGTCATGTATGCCTTGGAACAGTATTCAAAAAGGGCTTTTGGATACTGTGGAGGGAAAAGCTGGGCGCAATTAGCTACTGAACTGAATAAGGCTAAGATGCGAGACCTGACTAAACTTATCCAGACTGATATTTCTGGTATGGATCGATCAGTCAAACTTGACTTGGTGCGCATGTCTGAAACAATTTTAATTGCGTTATCTCATAAGGTCTACCACGTTGACATTGACACATATTTGAAACATGTTAACATTGTTTACACCAAAGTGTTTAATGTGATATACGATCCAGATAGAACTGACCTAGGACATATTGATATATTCGCCACCGTTTTTTCAGGAATGGTTGGAACAACTTGGGTCAACTCATTTATTGAGATTATTTTGAAACGTTACACAATGGAACGATTACTTGGCTTGTCAAAAGATGATTATATGCTTAAAGTCAAAAGTGATGATAGTTTCATTAACGCTCCTAATCATTTAAGTAATGAAGAAATACTCCAAGCCTTTAGGACCGTTTATTATCTTGCAGAACAAACTGACCACTACTTAGCCCCTTTGTATTTGAAACATGGTTCAGGTCTAACACTCAAATTTTTAAGTGTCTCTGATACAATTGAGGATTGTGATTTCATTTCAACAAATGCTTTTTACTGTGAAGAATGTGTAACATTTAGGTTTATTAGAAAGCTAAACCGTTTTGTTTTGTTAACACCTTGGAGTGAAAAATTTGTTAACGTGCCCCTTAAGATGCGGGCTAGTTATTTAAAGGAATTGTACATAAGCAACAACACATGGTGTAGAGGGTTGCCAATTTTTGACCAACTCAATTCCTACCTCAATGTCAACACTTCCAAACGTTTTTCAACCACAGGTAAGGCAAAAAAAATATTCCCACTTACTGCTGAGGAAACTGCCTGGAAAAATGAACTGTTTTCTGATTACGTTCCAGTTGACTATTCTATGCCACAGTGTTACAATATAGGAAGTTTACCTTCTAAATGCTGTGCTAATTCCTTCAAAAGATGGTTGTGTGAAAGAACACAACTCACGTCCAGTGATATTGATGACATCACTAAAAGCCTAGAGAACATAACTTCGGAGACTTATGAAAATGAACAGC